CCCAGATGGCTCGCATGCGAAACGGATCGACAACCGATGATTATCGCGCTGCCCTGTCCGGCGAAGGTGAGATCGGGTCGCTGGGGTACGAGTGGTCCGACAAGCCACACCGCCTCGTGTACGATCTGTGCGGAGAGGTTGACCATCTTCGGTCGATCGTCTCTGCGGCACTCCCCGCCCTGGAGCACCATCACGTTATGACGAGGGGAGGGCCTGCAAAAAGCGCCGCATTGGCCGTTCTACAGTCCGCGAGATCAGCTACAGAGTGACGAACTAACTCTAAAACGGAATTGGCCGGATGATTTTGATGGGAGCGGCGTGGGAAGCCTAGACACGCAGCGAGGGTTTGAAGGCGATAGGATGCACCAAGCACCGAAGGCCAGATCACCAGCTCATGACGACGTGCCAGCTGACGCGGGCAACGCCGATCAGGATGGCGACGGCTGAGACGGCAAGCAAGACGTGGCACATGCGAGTGCTCATCGTATCGCCTTGAGCGCTGCCGTTAGCGCCTCCCCGATTTTGTCGGGGCTGTAGTTGAGGCCCATGGCTCCAAGCAGGGATAGGCCGAGCAATACTAGGCGCTGCGCCCATGTCAAGGCGCCGTCTACTTTCTCTGTGAGGGTGTCTATTTTGTCCGACTGATCGTCTATTTTGGATTCGATCAAGCTCAGCTTGTGCTGCGTCTGGCCAGCCAGATAGTTGGACAACTCGCTCATTCATGGCCAACCTGCTGCGGCAACACGCTTCTCGCTGCGGTCAGGGCAGATCGCATCAAAAGCCTTGTTGTGGCCGATCACCTGACGCTTCGTCGGCTCGGTGTCGGCCTTGCTGGCCGAGATGGGCTTGAAGCTCTTGCAGGCGGTATCGGTCGGGCCGTTAGTCGCGAAAGTGCCGGTCGCGCAACCGGTCAGCAGGAAGCCGCTCAACAGAACGGCGGGCGTCGTCAGCTTTGCGAGCATTGATCTCCCCTCGCCTTTCTACGCTCGCACGCTCATTCTGGACGCCACGCTGCACGGCTGCATTTATCCTTCGATGATCCCACGTGCCGACCATGACGATGCCGGCAACCACGGCGGCAATCTTGAGCCCGTGGCCGGCGAAGATCAGGCCGGCGCGGGCGAGTAGAAGCTCGATCATCCCGCCTTCCCCTCCTGCTTGGCCCTAGCCCTGCGGCTGATCACGTAGACAGCCGAGCCAATCCCAAGGCCGAGCGTGATGGACTTGATGTTTCCACCCATAGAGGCAAGCGCGGCCTGGGCTGGGCCGAACTCGGCCAGTTTGGCGGCCCATTCCACGAGGCCGGACGCGGCCTGCTCAAAGAACGCCATCACACCAGCCATGGCGCCGCCTAGCGTGCCCCACACGGTGCCGGAGGTGCGCAGACGGCCGGCCGGAATCGGCGCGGAATCCGCAACATTCAACACTGATTCCGGCTTATTCTCTGCGGATAAGCCTGATACGATAGGCTTATTCGCCGCGTACACCTTGCGATCAAGCTCGATGTGCGGCGTGTCCACGAACGACCGCCAATCTCCGCCCCACTCGATGGCAACGCCAAGCTCGCGCGCCGCCTGCTTGAAGATGTCGGCGCACGCCTTCATGTCGGCGTGCTCGTAGGATACCCCACCGCCTGGCTCGGCCACCACGAAGTCAACCGCATGCCCGGTGAGGTGGCGCGACTTCATCGTCTTGGACTTGCCGGCCTTCACCAGTTCCCGCTGGCGTGCCTCGGTGCGCAATCCGTCCGTGATGTGGAAGCGAGCCCCCAGCTCGTCAGCACGCCGCACCACCTTGACGAGATCAGGATGAACACCTTCGAGGGCTTTGATGCTTCTCGGAGCCAGGGCCATCACGCCACCTTCTTGATGAAGTCGTGGGTGTGGGTCTGGATCATGCCGCGCAGCTCCTGGTTCTCGCGCTGCAGGCCCTTGTACCCTTCGATCACCTGGGCAAGGCGCTGCTCCAGTGCCTCCACGCGCTGGCGAAGCGCGGTGTCGTCGTGCCGGATGCTCTGCGGCTTGCGCAGTCGCCAGTCTCTCAGCTGCTCGGCCATGTAATCGCCCCGTAGGCGGCCCGAACGGCTGCCGCATCCGACGCGAGACTGATGTTTTTCTTGCCGGCCAATCGTGCCGTTTCGATCATGCGAGAGAGCGCCGCCCATGCCTCATATCGCTGCATGATCAGCTGTGCCGCAGCATACAGCGAATTCGCCTCAAGTGGAACCGAAGCCGACAGCGTCGGGAACTCCATTGCCCCGTTATTTGCGAGTGCATTTGCTGCCGCTTCTCCCATTGCGATCACAGCGACGGCCTGGTCCTTTTTCTCGGCGTAGGTCATCGCCTGGCCGACACCGCGCGTGATGTGCTGAAGGCGCACGGCTTCTGCGTCGTCGTCTACCTTGGTCTTGTACTTGTCCTTGATGGCGGAGAGGCTGAGAGGCCCCTCAATGCCGTAAGGCGCCAGCACGTCGGCAAGCTCGGCCTCGGTCTTGATGAGCGTCAGGTGAGGAGGCTCGCTGTCGACGTAGGCGCACGCCGCACTGGACCACACGCGGCCAGTCTCGGCAACGCGCCAGTGCCAATCGAGTGGGGTATAGGCTGGAATGTCCATCATACGTATTGGCCTCCCGTAGCTGTTGAGCCGGCGCTATCTCCTGGAAGCAGAGACGCGCCGCCGCCGTAAGTATTCACGGCCGCATTCGTGCCGACCGAATAGCGCACCCCGGTCGCGGAACCGCTGAATGTAGGGCTATAGAACAATGCCCGTGAAGCCTCCTGCGCGTAGATGTAGGCACCGCTCCACGCTGGCGTTCCAGTCAGCGTGTCAGTGGTCGAGCTGGTCATCTGGAAGTTTGCGCCGTTGTTGAGCGTGATGTGGCGAAGACCGCCGGCACTGATCGTGCAATTATAAGACCTGATCAGCGTGCCGTCGTAGTCGCCCCAGACGTGCGCGTTCGTGCTCGTGCCGGCGAAGTTGATGTTGCCGTGGGTGACGATAGCCCCGGCGGTCACATAAAGCGTGGCGCCGGTCCCCGTGTGTTTGAACCCTCGTATCGTGACCTTGACCGGAGCGGTGAACGAGCACCCTGTGGTGTTGGTCACGTTGTCAGGCGTCGTCGTGTTGCCGGTTACTGCAATTGTACCCGTCACATTGCCGACGCTGCCCGTGATGCCGGCGGTGTAAGCACCATCGGCAATCGAGATTGTGACCGTGAACCCACCCATATCCAGGCCGATTGCCGTGTTCCATGCTTTCTGCCATGTGAGGAACGCACCGCCGGAGGTATTGGCGAGACCGGTGTTGCTGTCGCTGCCGTCCGTGCGCACGTAGTAGGTGCGCGCCGCCGTCAGCTTCTCGCGGTATCCTGACCTGATGCCAGCGGCAGTCACGGCTCGAGACGTGTCCGTGCCGGTCTGCACCTCGGTGGAGGTCGCAAGCTCGACGACACCAGTCGCGGTGTCGCTGGCAGCTTGCTTGAGGTTCGAGAACGCCGTTGCCGCGTCGCTCGCACCTGTGCCGCCGTCCGTGATCGGTACATCCGTGCCGTCCGCGCGGTAGATGTATCCCGACGCCTTCGTCACGCTGTCCGACAAGTCCATCGTCGGTGTGTTGTTCGAGGTGATCGTAGCGAAGTTTACCCACGCCGACCCGTCGACATCCCAGGCGCTGAGATAGGCGATGTTGCCGGCCGACTGTCCCGGCGAGTATCGGCCACCGTTCGACACGAGGTAGCCGCCGGTCATGCTCATGAAGCCGAATTGCGTGATCGACATCACCTGCGTCAGCGTACCGGCAGTCATCACGCTCAGCGCCAGGTTGCTGGCTTCCGAGCTCGCCGTCGCGGTCGTCCACGACGCGGACATCCTGAACGCGGTCACATCGGTGCCGGCGGAGTTCTGCAGCTTGAAGTCCTGCGACGCGCCGAACCCCGTCCCAGCCGTGCCACTGGTGTTGTGGGTCAGCGTCGCAACGGTCGTCGCCGTGGTCGTCGCTGAATCGATGTAGGCGACCGCCTGCGTTGCGTTGCCGACCGGTACGGTCTTCGTGCCAGGGCCAATCGAGCTATTGCTACCGACAGGCACGTCGATCGACGTGCCTGTTCCGAGCGCGAACCCGACCGTCTGCCCAGCTGCCGCATAGAACGTATTGTCGGCGATCCTGAACACAGAGCAGCCGGTGAGCGTCGTGAGCGTCGAGGCCGCACCGCTGTCGTTGCCGAACCAATTGCTCTCGATCCGGAAGCGGCTGTTACTGCCGGCGAACGTCATGATGGAGCTAAGGTGCTGCTCCATGTAATTGCCGATGACGCGGATCGACTTGCAGTCCTCAAACGTCGCGTCGATGTAATTGCCGGAAAATTCCGAGTTAATGATCGAGCCGTCCTCGGCGTTCTTGATGTAGACGGCAGACAAGCTCGAGCCGTTGCCGCAGTTGTAGAACCCGCACTCGCGGATCACGCCGTTCTGGAACTCGCCGAAGCTGACGCCGGGGGCATAGATGGCCCGGCCGCTGATGACAGAAAAAACGCACTGCTCGAATATCGGGCCGTATGCGTCGGACAGGCTGACACCCGTCTCCCAGTTGGCGCCCGTGAACTGGCACGACCGGAAGATGGGCAGCGTGTCGACTACCTTGATCGCCGTCTTTCCGGAGTTCGCAGACGAGAAATACAGATTCTCGAAGATCGGTCGGCCAGATCCGGAAGCTACCTCGATGCACTCCGTGTCGCTGCCGGAGTAGCTGATCTTCGACGGTGCGCCTGAGCCGTTGCCGGCCTCACCGAGAAACCGAACCGTCACGGTGTTCGAGTGCGTCAGCTTCGAGCCCAGCTTGTACGTGCCGCGCGGGAAGAACAGGTCGCCACCGCCAGCCGCGATGCACGCCGTATTCGCGTTGTTTACCGCCGTATAGTCATCTGCGCTGTTGTCGCCCTTCGCACCGTACTGGCGCACGTTGAACGCAGAGCCAGCCGTCACCAGCACCCAATAAGCACCATCAGCCGATTGGAAATCACCTGCCGACGCATGCCGCGTGTAAAGCGCATGGCCACCATCGCCCTTGGTGTAGTAGCCGGCGGTGCGCAAGAACTGGTTGCCGCTTGGCACCGTCGCAAGGACCGCAGCCGCGCGCGTCTCGTAGTCGTATGAGGTGGCAGACCCCGTGGCGCCGGTGGCTCCGGTCGCACCCGTCGCGCCGGTGTCTCCCTTGTCGCCCTTCGGAACAAACCAGACGCCGATATCATCGGCGGCCGAGAACGACCCACCAGAGTTACGATGAATGACGGTCAGCGTCACGTCTGAACCGTTGTCGGTCAGGGCCGTAACGTCGCCGATCCAGAAGTTAGAGGCAGACCCCTGCTTCTTGAGGTGGACCGTCCCCTTTATGGTAGACGTGCTGTCGTCCCAGGTCGCAATGAGCGACGCAAGCGAGCGTGAATCTAGGTCGGTCTCGTGCAGATAGATCGCCGTGACGCTGGCGAGCGTGGCGTTGTTGAGCCGGATGACGCCAGTAGTCGGACCAGACGACGTGCTGGCCTCGAAGTTCCAGAAGCCGAACGCAGCATCAGAACCGGCTGGACCAGTCGAACCGGCGGCACCTGCATCACCCTGCGGCCCCTGCGTCTGAGACAGGTCGGTGATGGTCAGGGTGCCGTAATACTCACTTATCCCGGAAAGGTTCTGAGCGGTGCCCCACGATGCGGCAACCGTCGAATAGTATTCGATGCGGTACTCGGTGGTGCCCGTTCCAGGCGTTATGGCCCATTCCGCCGAAATGCCGGCAGAGGCGTCGAATCCGCCTGAATTGGCAACGTTGACCGTGTCGCTGTAGTGCACCGCAGCCGACCCGGTCACATTGTACAGGCGGAGCCTGACGGTCCCCTCGCCGTTGCTGCCCGGCAGCGTCGGGAATCTGCGCACGGCAATGCTGTATTGCCTAGTGCCGTCTCCGACCAGGCTGAACGTATAAGCGCTGGTGTTCTGGGTCGCATCGGAGATCTGCGCGACCTCAACCGTATTGAACTTTACCGTCGTCCAGGCCGACGTGGTGAGCGTGCCACCGCCTGTGTTCGTCGCTTCCGTGTGCCTGATGATCTGCTTGGCTTGGTTGCTGGCGTCGGGAGCGGTGATGTTGCTCCATGCCTCCCAACCAGAAGCAGTGTACTGGTAATTCACGCCCTCATCGACGACGTAGGCAATCCAGCCGCAGTTGGCGGATGGCTGGTAACGGGTCCAGCCGCCGGCACCATTCGCCCGCACGAGATCGTGCTCGGCGTATGTGGACCACGCCAGCAAAGGGCTCGTCTTGAGGATGTAGAACGCACCAGCCGTCGGTGCAGTCGGCGGCGTCGATAGACGGCTGGCGACGCGGAGAGGCTTGCCATAGGGTATTTCCGGCGCGGTGTACTCGGAGCAGACGTAATTCGCCCCGTTGCACACCAGCCAGATCGTTTCGCCACACCCGGTAAGAGTGTCGGCAGCCGTGCTGATCTTGTCGCGGTAGATCAGCTGCCCAGATACCGTCTGCAGCTTGACGACGTTGGTCGTTGACGTGCCGCCGTGACGGATGCCGATCGTCCAGCCGTCGCCGATGTCGGTATCCGTGGCATCCGGCAGCGTGACAGTGCAGTCACCTCCGGTCGGGTCCACATTGATCAGCTGCCCGTCGTCAGCAGCCAGCGCGGCGTAGTCCGCCGCCTTCGCGAGCACGCCGGCAACGCCAGACCCATCACCGCCGCCGAGAGAACTCGTGTCCTGCGCGAACACAACGTTGTCCTGGGTCAGCAGCGTGACGCCGTCCGAGTCCTTGAACACGAGCTTCAGCGCAGCCGAGCCCGTCCAGATCATCACCCGCGTGGACGATCCCTGAGACGCAACAGGTGCTCCGCCGCTGTCGAGGTAGACGGTGCTGCCGAGGCTCGAGGTCAGAGCGCTGTCGCTATAGACGGTCGCCGCCGTGTTGGTGCCGGCCAAGTAGAAATTGATTGTCCCACCTGCGACGGCGGCCATAGCCGAGGTCGGGACACGGTAGGACGGCGGCAGGATGAAACCACTATCGGGCATGAGTCATCGTCCTCGGGAAGGTGAGGGAGACGCGAGACGAGGGAGAGAGAGTTCAGGCGTCGCCGGGGCGAACCTTCGTGGTCCAGTCGCCAGACGGTCGCAGAAGATCCGACAGACCGTATTTGTTGAGGATTGCGTTCAGGCCGTCGTCGTTGTTGTTGGCATTCACGGCAGCACCCGTGGCCGCGCCGGGCTTGCCGCCGTTGGCGAACAAGGGCATCCCTTGCCTGATCTGATTGCGCGCCTCAGGTGTAAGATTGAACAGGCTAAAACCTTGACCCGCAGCGCCGTTGCTTGGCGTGTCGAGCGTCTCCACGTATTGGCGCTGTGGCTTTCCGTACTTGCCTAAGAGGTTGCCGAGGTTCTTTGGAACAATCTGATCGTAAAACGCTTGCATTCCGCGCTCATCTCCTGGGTTGTATGACAACACAGTTTTTCCAGACGGAATTGCAACGTAATCGGCCTCTGAGTCAGCCGCCTGACGGAGCGCCCGGCGAAGGGTGGTGTTCACCCACTGGTCGGTGGTGTTGACGAGGGGGTTGCCTGGAGTGGCGGCTTCGGCGGTGCGAAGCTCTGCTTGCAATCTGGCGATCTCGCTAAGCGCAGCGGTATCTCGTTTTTTCAACGCTTCCAATGCTGGCGCTACCAGAGGGTTCTGCGTCCTTGGCAAAGCATTTTGCAACGCTTCAATAGCCTCTGCATGGTTCCATCCACTTCTATCCAGGGCTGACTGCTCAACCGGGTTCATCTCACCGGCCTTGCTAGTCATTTCGCTCATCCGCCGCTTCAGCTCCGCGATCTTCGCTTCGTCTCTCACGCCACCGTCCCTGAGCTTCTGCCCCCAGTCGCTCTGGATCTGGTCGATCGTGTAGACCGGACGGCCCTCGTGCTTCGTCATCGAGGTCATCATGTGGCCGATGACATTCGGTTCGTTTTCAAAATGGTGCTGTCTGAAGTCTGCCGTGCGTGCTTCTTTCGACTTTCGCACATTGTCGTTCAGCTTCTCGCGAAGCTGCTCCATTCGAGCAACCTCTGCATCCGCCAATGGGTTGCCACGTCCGCTGTATCTTTCCTGAAGCGCATTGAACTCGACCTGCATCGGCTTTCGCGCTTCACGGATTGGCGTCTCGAACGAAGGCAGGTGCAGCACCGTCTCTCGATAGGTTGGGTTGGAAGGGTCGAGGGAGTAGTCCTGCCACTTAGGAGGCGCCGCATTCACATCGTTTGCGCGACCCGCAAACAGATTGAGCAAGCCGTTAGCGTTCGCCTCGTCTGATCGGATAACCTCCCTCAGCCCCACCCGGTTCGCCTCAAGGTGGCCGGCGATCTCGTCGCGGGCCACCGAGCGCTTGCCGTCGAGGAACCCGCGCAGCCCAGTCGCCTCGATCTCCGCGTCCTTCACGCCTGCTGATTTGAGCTGCGCCAACATCTGCTCTGGCGTGCCCTTGGCCTGCTTGAGTGAGCGTGCGGCCTCAAGGGCTTGGCTGTAGTAGCCGAGGGCATCGAGAGACCTTTCAGCGGCCAAAGCGTTAGCCTGTGGCCTTCCACTCATCCCGATCGAACCGTTCACGGCAGCACCAGTAGCAGCCCCTGGCTTGCCGCCGTTGGCGAACAACGCATCAGGCAAGGGCGGCGGATATGCGCCTGATGGCGGGACATTGACCGTGAACACCGGAGAATCGTCGGCTGTTTGAATCGACCCAAAACGCTGTCGGGCGGCATTAGGGCTCATTTCTACGCCGTAATCTCTCTCAAGTCTTTGATACATCCGGCTTGCCGCTGGCGATACCATGCTATCGCTCTGCAACGGCACTCCGTATGATGATGCATACTGCGCCGCCCCATCATAAAGCGCTGCACCGTATCCTTTGCCTCGCTCAGTCGCACCATCAAGACCTGACGACATGATCCGCAGCGGGCCGCCATTTACTTGCTCGGCCGAGATGTAACCGACAGGGCTGTTGATCTCGACATAACCATCTGGCATGCGCATTGCTTGCGTTAGCTTGTTCGGGTCAACTCCTGGGTTGGCCGCAACCTGAGCCTCGTGGATCTGCTTTTGAATGCGTGACGAAAGTGCGCCTAAGCTATTCTGCGGCCTAGGCGCGGCAAGCCCGCCAGTCATGGCTGTGCCGGCTACGTCCATGCCGGCCTGAATGTAGGCGTCCTTATTGGTCTCGTAGTCTCCCATCTCTCCCGTCAGTGCCCGGTATGGCGACATGAGAGCGTTGTAAGCCGGCATTGCCACAGAGCCGACAGCATCGGTGATCAGGCCGATTCCGCTGGTCGGATCGTTGAGGCGGTTGCTCAGGCCATGGAGCCCATAATCCCGTGCGTAATCCGCCAGGAGATTGCGGGGGCGGGCCTCGGGGCCTTGCTCAAGATAGCGCGGTGTGTTTGGCATCGCCGATGCTCTGGAAACGCGCACTCGCCGTCGTGATGATCGCCGCGCTGCTGATCGCGGTGAAGGTCGTGTTCGTCTGGCTCAAGCTGGAAGCCAACAAGCTACTGCTGTGACTGATCGCCCAGAGCGCCGCCGTATCCGCCGAACGAAGGCGCTGGAAGCGCTGGCAGGGACGCACCGCTGCCGCTGCCCGTGGCCTTCGCAGCCTGGGTTGCGCCGTAGGCCCCGGCCACCGGTTTGAACGCCATGGTGCCGGCCGTCTTCACAAGGGTACTGTTCCAGCCAATCAAGGTCAGAAGACTATTCCCGACATCACGCATCAACGCGCCGATACCGGCCGCGCTCCACGAAGTGTTGGGGTTCTTGCGCTTGATCTCGTCCATAGCCATAGCGAGGCGCCGCATCGTGGCAATCTCGGCGGGGGTGTAAAGCTCGCGCGCTACACTCGCCTGCGTCCCGAGCATGTTTTTGATAGCGCTGGCGAGCGAGGCCGGGTTCTTCGCCTCGTTGCCCTTGTCACTGGTCATCTTGAGCCAGTAGGCTAGGCGAATGTCGTCCCATGCCGCTTTTGCAGCCGCCGGCTCCAGATACCTGTCATAGGCGCCGCGCAGGCTTTTCACTGCCGTCAGGCTGCCGCCCTTGATCTCGGCCGTTGGCCCCGTGAACAGCGCATTGACGATCTGCTCCGGGGTGTCTGCCTTTTTGAGCACGTCGGACAGAATGCGAGCGGCTGGCGTTCCCTTCTGCCCGTCGAACACGGTGTGGAGGTCTCGCGTCTTTTCTCGCGCGATCCGCGACAGCGATGCAGCCATGATGTCCCCAGACTTCTCGGCCGCTGCGACCTCCCAATCAAGAAACGCCTCATAGAGCGCACCTGCCGCCCGCTTGTCTTCCGGCGTCTGAGCGGATTGCCTGATAGCTGACAGCCGCTTGCGCATCATCTGCACGTCACCGGCCGGCGAATCCGGCAGGATGCTCGCGGCCTTCGACGGCACCTGCCCGGCTTTGAACTGCTCGAGTTCCTTTGCCATCTTGGCGGCCATCGGGGTAACGGCATCGTCGACCATGACGCCGCCCTTGGCTTGGAACGTGTTGGCAATAATGCCGTCCATCTCCTGCAGCGTGTCTGGTGTCGCCTTGAGGCGTGGCACGGCCTCCCACGTTGCGCGCTCGTCGCCCTTCGCGATGCTCAGCGCCTTGGCGTTGTTGCCGGCAATGTTTTCTCCGGCCTCGGCCTTACCTACGCCCTGCGCGATCTGGTAATTGCGGCCAGGGGCCAGCTGCGACGGAATGGTTGGGCTCTGCGCGCCAGGAGGCGACACGCCACGCACCGCACGAACAACGTCGTCGCGCTGGAGCTTGTCGAAGTTCTCGACTTGCTCGCGGGCGGCGGTGCCATATGTGCCCATGCGCATCTGCTGCTCGCGCATGAGCTGCTGACGGTTGCCGGTCAACTCGCCGGCCGAGCGGCGTATCCCGGCCTCGTTTGATGCGGCCTGCCGGAACGCGGCGTCAGCATCTCCGGTCTTGGCGAACGCCTTGGAGAAGTCCTGCGCCACACGTTTTGACATCTCGGCGGGATCGATGCCGGCGGCTTTGGCTGCCGCTTCGCCTTCCTGCGTCAGTGTGCCGGCTGCGGCATTGAACAAGCGCGGCTCGGTGATGAACTTTCGCACGAGTGCGTTGATGGCGGCCCCTGCCACTTCACCGCCCGCGCCTGCCGCAGCCGCAATGCCGGCCTTGGCCGCTGACGCTCCTGGGTCAAGATCGCTGACGCCCGTCACGACGGCGCCGGCATCCTGAGCGATGCTCGCACCAGCCTGACCGATCGCCTGCCCACCAGCGCGGCCGAGCAAGGGAGCACCCTTGAGCAGCGCGTTGACGCCAATTCCGGCACCGACAAACGGCAGCGCCCCGTAGGCCCCACGCGCAACGTCCTGCGCATCGAAGCCAGGGTTGTTGACGTAGGCCCTGGCCTCCTTGCCGTCCTGCCCCCGGTAGACGATGACTGGATAGCCGTTGGCGTCCTGCTCGGTGCCGATGTAGCGCCGGCCAAGCATGGCCTGATAGGTCTTTGTCATGTCCTTGTCGGACGCGCCGAGAGCCCATGACGCAATCTCGCCGCCGAGGCTGTGCCCGCCCTCGTTCTGCAGCACGGTCGCAATGTTCGGCAGGTTGCTATAGCGCGGGTCTTGCTTGCCTCGAATGTCCTGGATGCGACGGCCGAGCCATGTCGGCGCATCGGGCTCGGCGTTGGGATTGGCCTGCGGGGCAGGGGGTGCCACGGGCGACAGGGGTGCACGCTGCGGCTGGCCGCCGGCATCGTCGCTCCACGCATCGCGCTGTGCCGGTGCTGCTGGCGCCATCTGAGCTTGAGGCGCGGGGACTGCTTGTGGCGCTGGTCCAGGCTGGGGAGCGGCAGCAGGCGGCTCGGAGAATCGCCCAATCCCGGTGAACCGCTTGGCGTAGGCTGAAAGGTCCGCATCGAGATCAGGCTTGCCCGTGCGCGGCGGCATACCATGACGGTCGGCGGCGTAGACCTGATCGACGAGGTCGGGCCATTTGCCTTTGTCGACGCCGTGCTTGGCCATGAGGTTAACCCACGCCTCGGTGGCGTCGGCCGGTGCCGCATCCTGCTGCGGCGCAAGCTGTGCTGCCGGCTGCTCAACCGGTCGAGGCCGCACCTGCGGCCGTGGTGAACCGTATCCGCGCAAAGCGTCCTGATTGATCGGACCAGGCTGCATGCGCGGTGGCGGCTGCACGCTTTGAGCCTGGATCAGCTCGCCGTCCTCGGCCCAATAGTCGCGCGCCATTAGATGCCGAACTCCTGCTTGAGCCGCTGGCGTCGGATGACATCAGCCTGAGACGGAGGCACGTTGCGCTTCTGCAGTTCGGCCTCGAGTTCGGCGGATCTGTCGTTGTAGATCTTTTTCATCCCGTCAAGCGCGAACGACTCGATCCGGCCAGACTGCGCCAGCTGCGCGATCTGCTCCGGGGTGCCGCGATACTGCGTCTTCAGCCAGTTGAACCGGGCAATGGCCATGCGCTGCATGTCGAGCTGCTGATTGAGCTTCGACTCGAACACGGTCGGGCTGTCGCCCATGGTCGGGTTTGCCGCGAACATGCGCTTTTCCTCGGCGGCGGACACGGCAGCGCCAGACAGCGCCTTGATGCGGTTGTTCAGACGCTCCGTCGTCGCCGTGGCCATGCGCGTGTATTCGGTGAGGTAGCGCTTGTCGTCAGGCGTCATGCTCTTGGAGCTGGCCCAATCCTTCCAGTCGAGCAGGGTCGACTTGGCACGGCCTTCGAGCCCAAGGAACTCCGGCTTGAACATCGCGCGGATGTTGTTCAGGTCGCCGATGTCGGTGGCCTTGGCGACGATTTCCTTGTCGAGCTCGTTCTGCCCGGTCTTGCCGATGCCACCGGCCCCGGCCTCGCCCATCATCATCTTTCCGGCTTCGCCCTTGCCCTGGTAGGCGAGGCCGAAAGCCAGCGTTCTTGCCCTGGACTGCGGCATGGGGCCGAGCGGGGTGTCGACAACGGGGTCTTGTGCCTGTTGCGGGGACGGTGGCGCTGGATCGTTGACGCGGAGCAGGTTGCCGTCTTGTGGTGCGCCTTCGAACGACTGCGGCTGAAAGCGCGGCGACGGCTGAGGTGCAGGCTGCGGCGCACCGCCCCGAATTGCATCGGCCACCGCCTGATCGATTGGCGACCCGCCCTTGATGCTGTTGCGGATAATCTCTTGATACTCTGCCGATCCTGGCTTGATGCCAGCGGCGTTGAGGTTGCGCATCACATCGGTCTGACCGACGTTGCCGGCCTGCGCGTTGGCAAGGCTTGTGCTCGCCTGCGTCTGTGCTATCTGCGCCTGCTTGGCCCTGACGGCCAGCGGGTCGTATTCGCCCCACGACTGCGCGAGAAGACCAACAGCGGACACCGGATCAGCGCCGTTGATGCCGTGCTTTGAGAACTGCGGCGCGAGGTCGGCGTGACCGTCCATCAGGGCTTTGGCGCGTGCGGCCTTATCCGGTCCATCCGGCATCTGGTGGATTGCTGCGGCTGTTTTGCCGAGGCGAGTCAAGCGCTCGTTTTCGGCCTGGGAGTCAAACCGCTGCTGCTCCATGCCGAGGCGCCGGCGCTGCATGCCGATCTGCTCGTCGGCGCGCTTGTTCTCGACGGCGCGCTGCTCTGCTGCCTGATAGTCTTTCCACCCCTGTTTGATGGGGTTGAGCAGGTTGTTCACGTCGGGAACGTCGAAGTTCCAGCGGAGGACGTTTTGCGTGGCCATCAGCGGATTCCTCCGCCGCTCATCCAGTTGCCGAAGTTGCCAGCCGCAGACATGCCACTAGCGCCGGGTGCAAACGCGCTGAACACCGACCCGCCGAGTGCACCCAGGCCGCTCAGCAGGTTGTTCATGCCAGCCATCCGTGCATTGTTTGCAGCCATGGTGGAATTGGCGTCGATGCCGTTGAGCGCGTTCGCACGTCCCACGGCACGGTCAGCCATGCCGCCGTAGTAGCCCTGATCAAGCCCGGCCATCGTGCCGGCGATGCCAACGGCCTGGTTGCCGTAGCCGCTCAAGCCCTGCCGCCAGTCGGCAATGCGCCGGTCCTGCGCCTCGATGCCGGCTCGGCTCAATGCAAGCTGCGTGGCCCCTGCGTTGCCCATGCCGCGAGATGCGGCCGTGCGCTGCATGTTCTGCATCATGCGGCCCGTAACGTCGCCAGAGTGCTGATTGAACGGGTCGCTGGAATAGCTCTGGAACGAGCGCTGCCGTGCGGCGTCGCCGTTCAGACCGTAGCTGTCGGCCAGGAGGTTATAGCCACGGTTTGCCGTATCCGCGAACGGCTGGAACCGGCCGATTGACGTGTCGTAGCCCTGGCGCGCGTACTGGTTGGCGCTGTCGTAGCCGTCGTTGATCCGGCCCATGGAGCGCTGGCCGAGTTGGTTAGCGGCGTTGGCGCTGTCACGGCCGAGAAGCTGTGAAAAGAAGCCCATGATATCACCCGGTTATTCAAGAAAGCGACATGTGGCTTGACTGATCAGCGAAGCAGGTTTGGTGGTGTGTTGCCGTAGAACCCGCCGGGTTGCCCCTCAGCGTCTAGAATCCTTTCGCCGTACTTTTGGCCACGGTCGATGACGCCAGCGCCACCAGCAAGTCCGCCAGCTAAAGCGCCAAGACGTGGCAGGCCGCCGCCTCGCGCAAGCGCATAAAGTAGCGCGGCGGCACCACCGCCGACTGGATAAGCCATCAGTTCAGCTGGCGACATTGACGGTCGAATCGCATCGCGCTGCAGCATTTGAAGCTGCTCAGGCGTCAACTCCTGAAAGTTGTTCCCAAGCAAGTTGACTGGTTCTGCCATCTCTAAAGCCCCCTGATGACCCTTGCGAGTTCAATGATCCACTGCACCCACGGCGGGGTGAGCTTGCCGTCAGTGCCGACAACTGGGTGATTGACGGGAGGCGGCGAGAGATCAGCCATTACCCATTCCAGACACCGCGAGCTTGCCGCCGTAGATGGCGCGGCGACCGCCGGCACTCATGCGCAGGCGATAGGTGCGGTTGAAGCTCGATCCGAGCTGATGGAAGCGGATCTTGTTGTTGGTCTGCGCGTACCCTCCGAGCGTGCGCAGCATCTCGTGCGCGAAGGGCTCGCCGTTGTCGCTCCACGCCAACTCGACGCTGCGGTCTGTTTCCGTGAGGCCCACGGTTCCCGGAGCAATGTCGAGGTCGAGCGTGTGGTGTGAGAGGCGTTTCGGGAAGCTGCCGATCGACACCGAATAGGTGTCCATCACGTGGGGGTCGCCGTCCTCTGTGTGCGTGTCGTGGTCTAGCGAGAACAGCTTGCCCGTGTCGTAGTGCCCGGCGATCAACGCCCCGCCCAGCTCCATCACGTGCGAGCAGCGCCAGCGTGCCAAGCCGTAGCTCTCAAGCTCGTGCCATTGCTTCGTGGTGGCGTTGTAAACCCATGTCCAGGCCGTGCCGCTGAAAGCGTAGTGCGTGAAGCCGTGCGATGACCACCGCGTGACCGTGATCGCGCTTTGGCTTCTATCCAAAGCAATCAAACGATTGAGCGCGGGCGGGCTGATGGTCTGGCAGCTGTAGCCTGAGATGAGCTTGATGGTTCTATCCGAGGCGCAGAACAGCCCATCACGACAACTGCCGGCGGACAGCACGCCGATCGTCTGTTGCGTATCTGGATCAATGATCGTCTGAACGGGAGCAAACGGAAAACCCTCCGCTCCCGTCACCTGCCACGCTTGGATCGAACGTGTTCCGCCGGCCAGCAAGTCGTTGCCGCGCACCCAGCACGACACGCCACGATCAGGGACGGTTTCATTCTCGGCGTAGGACAGGCCATCGACGTTGTAGTCGTTGAGGTCCGACGCATACATGCGCCCATCAGCCAAGGCGAATACGAAATATCCGCCGATGCTGCACACGTCGATCGGAGGCGGCAGGTCCGCGTCGCTCACCTGCGAGAACACGCCGCCCGTGTAGCCGAACACGAGGCCATCGGAGACAACCGCGACCTCTCCATCGGTGTTCTGCGCAATCGCACAATGACCGTCTGACGGAACCGAACCAACAAGCGTCGTCGTTCCCGTCGTGTCGGTGCGATGCGCGAGGCGTCCAGCAATCACCAGCCCTTCTGAGTCAGTCACGGGCGACATTGCGCGGACACCGCCGCCGCCTTCGATGGTCGACAGCGGGGCAAGACCGTCAGTCGCGGATATCACGAATTCCGATTTGCCGCGCTCGAGCGGAGCAGCGAAGCAGTTGACGTTGCGCGCGTTGCCAGCCCACGCATCTTCTGCCGGAGCTGATCCTGCGGGGAGCGTAAGGTCCACTATCTCCATCTGCCGCGCTCCGGTTCGAAGCGCACGAACTCCTCGCGGTCGCTGTCTCGCGCTGCCGCAAGCAATTCAGCAGCCATCGGGACGACGTACTTGGCCACGTCATCGTTCGGGAAGCGGCCGAGCAGACGAGCGGCGTGATTATATCCAATCGTCTCGAACCACTCCTGAGGAATGTCGAGATCGTTGCCACCAGCGTCCACGTCATCGAACGCGCGCTGATAGGTGTACTGGATTGTTTCGGTCGTGACGGAGGCCGGGCGCGGCCAGACGTAGAGCGTCGCCGCCGTGCGCTGATAATCGACGTAATACTGCGTGGGGACGCCGTTGGTGATCTTGTATGGCATGTCCACGTACTCCTGCCGGGTCAGCGGGAGCATGGGAATGTCGACGTTGCTGGCGTTGCGGTAGCGCGCCTCCACCACACGGAACGGCTTCGGGCTAAGCGTGTAGCTTGCCACAGCCGCAGACAGAGCGACGCTGCCGAACGTCTGCCGCCACAGGTTAGGGCCGGTCGCCGCCCACGACTTCAGCATCAGGTTCAGGTCAGTGCGTGCGTCCCGCATGATCTCGGCCGGCACGTCGTCAATCGCGGCAACCACGCCGATCCTGCGCAGCGCCCACGTCGACAGCGCCTCAGCCGTCATGTTGAAGTCGATACTTCCGGATGTGCTCATAGCGGGGTGCCTCCACCGCCTTCGTCTGGCGGGTCGGTTCCGTCGTCGTAGGGCGTGATCACGAAATCATTATCCGGCAGCACGTCCAATGGTCCGAGAAACGAGTCCTGCGGCTCTGGCCTCGGGTTCGGCACCGCCTGCCGGTCTCGGCGTGGCTTGATGAAGTCCTGCGGGTGGCGGGCTTCCCAGTCGGCTTTGCACACCCGCAGATTGTCCCAGCGCATGCGGGTCTCGGAAGCGCGCTTCTTGAACCCGCACACGTCGCAGAGGACGTAATGATCGCCAGACCTGTAGAGGTCAGCCATTTGCAATCCTACCGCCGAGCACGCGGAACAGTTTTCGACCGTGAGGCGTGCGAGGTCGTTTTTGGAATGGCCGGACCAGGCATTACAGGCTCTCCTGCCAACTCAGATGCGGCATTGATCATCAGCTTACGAATCTTGTCGATGTTCATCGCCCCTGGAACAACAACCGGCAACCCAGCCTCGTTTCTCGCCTGCATCAAAGCAATTGCGAAAATTTCGACGGCAGGTTCAAAGTTGGTAAAGATCATATTTTCAGCCCTTCACCATGTGGAGCGTGACGCTGTAGGTGTCGTTGAGCGTGGCCCCGGTCGTGGTAAACTTGAGGTCGCCGGTCCAGCCGGTGGCCTGCGGGTTCTGAAGCCCACCGACCTTTTTGAAGTCGAGATGGTCGGTCTTATCGGCAGGCAGCGTGAGCGCCGGCACGGGCGTTGTGGCGTCCCACAGGATGCGAACGCCCATGCCAACCGTGGTGTAGACGACGCGATCGATACGGACCTTGGACGGTGCGCCGGACAGAGCCGACACGTCGACCTTGAGAACCGCAGTCTCGCCGGTCCCGTCGCTGATCCCCGTGAAATGCATCACGGCGTTGCGGGGGCCGTCCACCAGCGTCTGTGAGGTGACGGTATCCGCCATGGCTCAGCGCTCCATCTTGAGCATGAGATAGTCGCAGGCCAGCACGTTGGCAGCGCCGCTCGTGGCGTTGACGGATGCCAGCGTGATGGCCAGCTCCTCGTCGTCGGGGAGGTTCGTCGTCGCCATGGTGCCGATCTTGGCGCCGTCAAGCCACGCCTCGATCGCGTTCTTTCCGTTGTAGTAGAGCGCCGCCGTCACGTAGGTGCCGGACACCATGGTCCCGAGCGCCTGGGTCGTCTCGGTCGAGTCCTTGCATACCACGGCAGACAGCGTGCTCGAACCAGTGGGCTTGCGGACGAAGATGCCGTCAGAGACGCCGGCAACCGCCGTGGTGTCGGTGATGGCGAGACCAATCAGTCCGCCGAAGTTCGCCAGCGTCGCCGTGAGCGCGAAGCGCGTCTTCATCCAGAACTGTTTGCCTGACGCCAGCTTGAACGTTTCGTTGATGAGCTGGATCTGGTTCACGTCGCTCGTGCCGGTGGCGTTGGTCAGCTTGAGGATGCCGCCATGTGCGCCGGTGTCGACGGCCTGCGTAGCGCCGGCCTGCGTTTCCGTGAGCGTCCAGTCGCCGGAGGTGTAGGTGTGGAAGTCGTTCCAGTAGCTGACCAGCCGAGACTGATCGTGCTCCGGCATCATGTAAAGGGGATCTCGAACGCTGACGTTGGTCGAGCCGGCGGGAAAGCGGGTAGGTGAGGCCATTGGTGTAAATCCTTGCGAGAGCGCTTCAGGAAGGAAGCGGTCCTTGTTTCAGGACCGCTCTCGATGGTGGATGGCTTACGCGCCTTCAGAGCCGTAGATGCAGCGATGATCCGACCAGCCGGTCGAGAACCGCATCGTGGCCTTGGCCTTCACGTTCTCGGTGTCGAAATCATTGTCCTTGCCGAACTCCGTCTTCCGGCGCGTGAACCGCTTCAGACCGTTCGGCACGTTGGTCTTGATGAACCAAGCGTCCGTGTCGGTCAGGTAGTGGTTGACGACGACGCCATCGGGGAAGATCCCCATGGACTTGATCGCGTTAAGGTCGTTGTTGGCCGTGCCGCTCTGCTTGCTCGACTTCACGATGCGCTCGGCGTCGAAAGCGAGGTTCGGCGGGATGATCAGCTTGCGAGGCATGATCGCGATCTTGAGCCCGCGCGAGTTCTTCGCATTCATGATCTGAATGCAAAGGTCCTCGATGCTGGCTTCCGACAGGTCAGCCGCAACAGCCAGCTCGTTCGACTGCGTGCCGTTGACCGTGGGGTGGTCGGTGGCAATCAGCTCCTTGCCGTCGCCGCCGAGATAGCTCGAAGAGAACGCACGGTTCAGCACGTTCGCCGCGATGGTCTCCTCGGTCTGCCGCATGGAGAAGGCCAGCGCCTTCGTGCGAGCCTTCGACACCTTCACATAAAGGTTGTCGTCCATCTCCTCGCGCGTGACGATGAAGCCCAGGCCGTACACGACATGCGTATATCGGCTGCTCGGGCCGCCGGTCTCGCTGTCATACGAGATGGCAGAGCCCTGGCTCTTGACTGCGGCGTAGCCGAAGCCGGTCAGCTCCTGGTCCTCCTCGTAGGCTTTCTCGCTCATCTCCTCATCGAAGATGTCGCGCCACTCCTGCGGGTGCTCGTTGTAGTCACGGCCCCAGAATGCGTGCATCCCCGGCCATAGTGCTTTGGGGATAGTGCCAGTCGTAATAATGCCGGTCATTGTGTTTGATCCTTGCTCAGATCATCAAGCGCCGGCCGAGCCGTCGATGAAGAAGTGGTTGTTGAGACGGACGATGAACTTGCCCCACTGGGAGCCAAGCTCGTTGTCGGGGCGACGTGCGAAGCCGACGATCAGCACGTCCTCGGTACCGTCGCCGGATGCCGTAGCCGTCGAGCTGTCGATCTCGATGGACGACAGGCCCGTCGTGGTGCTGCCCGACGTAAATCCGGTAAGGTCCGCCGCCATGTAGATGTTGGTGGCCGCGAGCGCGCCGCCCTCGCCGTCCTCCTGCACCTCGTAGAGCGCATTCGGATCGTCGCAGACGTAGACGTACCGCTCGGTCGAGGCCGCGCGATAGGTCGTCGAGTCGCGACCGCTGGCGCCTGCGCCCATTACCGGGTCGATGCCGACGACCACGCCGAGGACCGGGTTCCCGGTCGCGACGTTGCCGGAGACAGAGGGGACGCCCTCAGCGCTTGCAGTTCCGCCCGGCTTGACGAGCGCGCCAAGGTAGAACGCCGTCGAGTCCGATGCGGGGACATAGTAAAGCGTGGGTTTGCCGTTCCACGGCGCACCCGCGATGTTGCCCACGGGCTTGAGCCCGCGCGGGGTATCAACGTTTGCCATGATCTATCCGTGATGTTTTGGATCAGCCGCGTGGGCCGTCCTTGAATGAGATGCCCCCTGCGGGGACGTAGGACTTGCCTGGGTCGCTCTCTCGCAGACCATCCGGCGATCTCGTCTCGCCGCGCTTCATGGCGGCCTCTCCTTCGTCGATCCGCGCTTGTTTCTGGCGTGCGTCCTCGACGTAGAATTCCTTTGGCTTGCGGACGAGGATCGCTTTCTTGCCGTCCGACTTGCCTACGATACGCTCCACTCCAGCCCCGACGCCCTTGTCTCTGTCATCGCGTCCGCCGAGCATGGTCTCCGTCACCCGGTCCCAGTCGTCTCGCTGCGTGAGCCTGTAGACGCGGCCGGGGTCGTCATTGATCCATCGATATTCGTAGTTCGGATCGAGGTGCCCCTCGACGGACAGGTTCTTCTGCCCATCCATCGACACGTCATCGCGACGGCGGCGCCTGGCGCGCTCTTGCTCGACGCGGGGACGCGGCTTATCGAGGACGTTGGGGGCTTGAATGGTGCTCATGATCTGATCCGTTCTTATTGGTTCATCGCCCAATAGGCTTTCGCGAACGAGGCGCGGTCCTTGTATGCGCCCGCCTTGATGAAATCGTCGGCGACGCGCTGGTCCTCGCTCGGCATGTCCGAAAAGCCCTTGGACCTCTTGCCGCCCGCCATGCCGTTGCCGCCCTCGACAGCCGGCGGGCCGCCTTGAGCGCGGTTGAACTTCTCGGGGAAGTTCTGCCGGACGATCTTCGCGACCTCGGCCAGGTTCTCCTCGACACTGAGGCCCGGCTTGGTCTGGTTGAGGTGCACGTGAACGGTCTGAGCGTACTGGTTCAGCGCGGGGTCAGCCGTGAACCACGGGTTTTCGACCTTCCAGGCGTTGACCTTCGACACGTCGGCAGGCGCCGGTCCCTGCGGCTGCTGCTGCCTCGGCTGCTGCTGCTCATAGACCTGCTCATAGACCTGCTCGTCGAACTGCTGCAGCCGTTGGCGCTGGTCACGGCCGAGCTGCTGATATCGCTGGCTGTCCGCCATCTCGACGGCGTTGAGCTTGGCTGCCTCATACTGGGCGTTGATGTTCTCGCGCTGTTGGCGCAGAGCCATCGCGCTCATGTTGCCGAACTGCTCGATTCTTGACTGCCACTCGCGCTCCTGCTTCTGGATGCGCTCTTCGAGTGACGTGAGCTGCCGCGCCATCGTGCGGTTGCGCTCACGAAGGACGGGAAGCTCCTGCTCGCCGCGCTGCACGAACGTGTCGGCGTCAACCCATTTCTCAGCAGGGCCGCGATAGCTGTCCTTGTCGACCCAGCCCATGGCGCGGGCGCGGGTTTCGGCCTCTGAACGCTCCGGTGCTTCTGCCGGTGCTGGTGCTGGCGCGGTCTCGCCGGGGATGGAGGTTCCGACGCTCTGCTCGGGAGCAACTTGCTCGATGGTGTCGCTCATGCCTTGGCCCTCCGCACAGCGACAATGTCTTTGTCGTTCATGATGCGGTATTCCACGCCGTCATTGCCCTTCTGGGTAATGCCGGAATAGCGGGCGAACACGACGCGGTCGCCAACACGAGGCTTGCGCGCGTTCTGCGGCCACTCCTCGTAGGAGAAGGCGAATGGGCTCAACCCGCGAATGACGCCTTCCATTGCGGCGTGCTGGTCCTTCTCAAGGACGATGCCCGGCTTGATGATGCCGCCAGGGGTCTTCTCCTCGACCTTGATGGGCTCGACGAGCACCTTGTATTCGATGCACTCGATGCCGTGAGCAGGAACGGTGCCCAACTCGTCCTGCATCTGCTCGTTCAGCCGCGCACTGACCTCGGAATTGCTCACGAAGTTGTATTTCTCCGGCGGCACGATCTGCACGTCACGCTTTGCTTGCTTCATCTCTCAGTGTTTCCTCGATTTGCTCTACCGTAAGCGCCTGGATGACTCGGAACGCCTCGGCTTGGCCTCTCAGCTGCGCAAGGAACGTGGTCTCGTTGCTCCCACCGTCCCATGACGCACTGATCCATCTGGCCTTTGCTTCCTCGGCCAGCACGCCACAGCACTGCATCAACGCCTGGGTGATCGGGTTTGCTTTCCAGGCATCGAAGTCTTCCTGATCGATCGTCATTCAGCGTCGGTGTCCGCCTCTGACGACGCCTTCGCCTTGGCCTTCGCGGCCTCGTGCTGCAGCTTGATCGTCTCTTCTTTCAGCTGCAGCTCGCGCCAGCGCTGGTCCATCTCGTCGGACTTGAGCTGCAAGGCGCGCATCTGTTCGATGTGCTTCGCCTCGGCCTCTGCCGCGCGCATAGCCGCGTCGCGCTGCTTCGCCTCGAACTGCATCTGAAGGTCTGCGGCCTTGGCCTGTAGCGACAGCTGTGCGTCTTGCGCCTTCTGCTCCAACGCTTGCTGGCCGGCCTGAATCTTCATCTCCTGCTCGGCCATCTTGGCCTGCATCATCTGCTCTTCCGGGCTCGGCGGCTTCGGAGCGTCAGGAGGCGGCGGCGGGATCAGCACTTCTTCCGGCTTCTCGATGCGGGCGGCCTCGAATGCGCGCTTGGTCGCTGCGAAGATGTCGACGTGCGGGTTCTGCTTCTCCACCTGCTCCATCAGGAACTGGGCTTTGACCATCCTCTGCATGTCCGTGACCGTGTTCGGGTCTGCAACGGGCATGATGTCGAGGTCGCCAGCGTAGTCGGCACCTGCGATCTGTGACGGCTCATCGAGAAGCGCGAAGTAGCGAGGCGCATTGTTCGCCATCTGCCGCTTGTTGATCTCGAAAATTAGCCGGAATTCCTCCTTCATCGCGCGGAAGATGCGCTTGTAGATGGCGGAGAAGACCTTGAGGCCCTGCTCGATCATGGCCATCGTCGTGGTGGCCGTCTGATTGCGGTCCATGTCCCCGACAAGGATGTCTTGCACCGAGGCCACGTCCTTGCCGGCCTCGATCATCATGCCCAGAAGCTCGAACAGGACCTTGCTCGGCCCCGGATGCTCCATGTTCACGATGCCCTGGCGAAGGTCGTTCCCAGGCGTCTGAACCGTGCGGTATTCGCCGGGCTTGAGCGACAGCGTGGACTTGCCCTTGCCGAGCGAGATGCCGGCGCCGATGAAGCCACCGCCTGCGTTCTGCAGCGTGCCAGCGTCCATCATCTGATTGATCGTGGTGTCGATCACGTCGGACATGGGCTCGAGCAGATGCCCGAAACCGACGTCGTAGAACCCACCCTCCGGATCAGGCACGAACGGGATTTTGACAAAGTAATTGCGGCGCGGGATGCGGATGATGCGGCCGGTCTGCCCGTTGATCTCGATGGCCTGCGCGTCGAAGCACGCCGTGATGCGGAGCACCTTCTCGGTCTTCTCGTGAACCGTGACGATCCACGGCTCGACAACGCCATCGTTGTCCAGGTCGAGGTAGCGGTGCTGCTCAAGGATCGTGTGCGGGGCGTCGTCGTCCTCGCTCTGGTTGTCGTTGCCCTGGCCGCGAATGTCTACGTCGCTGTATCGCCCTTCGCGCTGCCGCTCGGCGATCTCGTGCGGGTAGAGCGTGAACACGTGCGTGGCGCGCGGGACGGTGCGAAGCTCTTTGGTCTTCTGATTGACGACGAAATCGAACGCGCTCACAAGATCATCGCCGAAGCCGGCTTCCTTCGAGCTGTCCTCGTAGACCTTGCGGAATGCGCAGCCGACAATGGGGATCTGATGCAGCGCGGTGTCCACGCTCGATTCCCAGCCCTCCACCTCGTAGAGCAGCTGATAGCTCATGTGCTGCGAGACGCGATCGGCGGCGCCAGCTTTCATGCCGTCCTGATCAGCCCCGAGCACCTGGCACTTGACCATGCGTGGACCATCGCAGATGGCGGGATAGGCGCGAGCGGCGAACTGCAGCGCAGCCGTCGTCAATAGCGGATATTTGACGTTGGAGGCATTCGGCCAGGGCCAGGTCTTGGCCTCTTTCTTTTGCCGCGCGAGGTCCATTGCCCTGCGAGCGCGGTCCTCCCAATCCTTCCGGCTGTCCTTGTCGATGGTGTATTCGCGGACGACCTTGGTGCCGATGCCGTTGAGCTTTTCTGGCTCGATCTCCTCGGCAACGTTGGTCATCTGCGCCAGCGCTTCAAGCTTGGCGACGCGCGGATTGACGACCGGCTGCGGCGGCGGGAGCGGCATGGGAGGCGCGAACGGCACGACCTGCCCCATCGGCATCTCTGCCGGCATCGGGTCCATTCGCATGTTCGGGAGGCCGGGCAGCATGCCCAGGTCAGGGGTCATCAGTATCCAGTGCTTTGATTGCCGCTGCGGCGGTCGTCGCCCCAGTCTTCTTCGTCTTCTTCCATCTCAGGACCGAACTGCACCGCGAAGGTGAGCGCTGATGCGTCGCCAAGATCAGGAGAGAACCCTAGGCGCTCTCGAATGTGGTCCTTGCTCTCAAGAACAAGCCGCATATTGCTGTCGAAGTGGGTCGCACCTTTGCCCCGCACGGGGGCACATAGATCGGCATGAATGTCGTCGTTGTCGGGAATCTGCACACCGGCCGTGTCGTCCATCCATGCGCGCATGTTGTCCCACATCTCCGCACGCTGATTGGCGAACCTGTTTGGCTCGTAGGCGCGAGCACCGAAGTTGATGCCCTGTATCAACCTTGGGCCTTCCAGCTCCTTTAGACGGTCGTAGACCCCAGCGCCAAGACCAGTCACGTCGACAACCACCTTGCCCAGGCCGAGCGGCCGAAGCCTTCTGATTTCCGCCCTGATCTCTGCAACAACGGCCATGGTGTCGTTGTGGTCGATCCTCTTGCATACGCGACCTCCGAGCACGCGGCCCTGGCGATCTATGATGCCCGTCTTGTCGCCGCCGCCTCTAGCTGGATCGACACCGAGAACGATTGGCCCGTAAGCCTGGACCTTGGACTTGCGCGCCTTCATCACCTTCTCGGGAGAGATGAAAGCAAGCTCGCCAGAGGTCTGGAACGCTTCAGCGGCGTTGGCCGGGTATTCCTGCTTGAACTGCCAACACGGCTCATCGGAGGTGCCGCCAGCGACGACAGCAAGATCGCGGTTCTTGATCCATGCCCAGTAGACTTGCTGGATGGTGAGACCGTAGGCGCTGCCGTAGTCCTGCCAAGCCTGCGATGGCTTCCACCCTTCCGGCGGCTCCTTGACATATTCCTCGTGCCAGAACCACGGAATAAAGATCGCTTCAAACTCGCTCTCTCCGCGCTCGGCCGCTTTCCATTCGCTGTGAAAGCTGTTTCCGATGCCGTTCGCCGTGCTCTCGCGGATGTCCTCTGTTCCTGGCGCGTCGGCGATGGCCTGCTTCAGACCTGCGGAGTGGTTCTGAGCGTTGGGCCAGAATGCCGCCTCTGAACCGTGGAAGAACTGGATTGTTTCAGAGCGCCCTACGTCAGCAGTTCCAGCCGTAGCGACCTTGTACCCGCTATCCAGGCCGGCAAAGCTCAGTTCCTTGGCGTTGGCCTTGCCGGTCTCAGGCTTCACCAGAGGCGGGCAATAATCATGGAACCGCTTGGCCATCCCGAACAGGTTGTCTGAAGCGGTGTCGAGATGGGTTAGGATAAACGCCCTGACGCCGAAACGGTGAGACACCCGCCAGTAGAAACGGCCAGCGATATAGGTGCTGATGCCGACCTGACGCCCTTTGAGGACGAGAGCCCGAACCTTTCCCTTGGTGCGAAGCTGCTCTTGAAGGCGCTCATGAAGGTAGAGTTGCGACCTGTTGAGCTTGAACTGCCGGACATCGCCTTCCTTGGTGCGAATGCGGAGGCACCTAGACGAGTAGTGCTCGAATTCGTCCTTAAGCTTTTGGCGTAGCGATCGCTCTCGGTCGTCAAGGCTACTCAAGCTCCTTCAATGCCTCTTCGTGCTGATGGTGATGGAGGTCCAAGCCACCCTCAATCGACTGAAGATCTGGCAACGTCTTCTTCAGCAGAGCGACCGCAGCCTTGACCTGAGCCGGGCTCATATCGACAGGCTTCCCGGTTTGCGGGTCCAACTCAGAAAGGGCAAACCCATTCAAACGTTTGCAAAGCTGTGTCGTTTGAATGGCTTCCTTGGCCCTTTCGGTCTGTTGCGGGTTCAGTCTGGCTGCCATGGTTTCCCGTGGAACGTGTTACGTCACAGTGTGGTTAAGCTGCCCTAGCACCAAAGCGAGGCTTGCCGACCTCAAACGTGCCATTGGACGATCCGAAGTCAATGATCTCGGCCGAGCGCTTGTCCTCATGCTTATCGAAGGCGTAGGCGATGAAGTTGAGCAGGCCGGACATGACGAAGAACACGGCCAGCAAGAGGCTAATGCCGATGTTGGTCCAGAACTCCTGCTCAGCGGTAGGCTTGGTGGTGAATGCGGCGACCGAAGCCAGGACGTTGGACTGGGCGCCGACAGTGCTGTGACCGGTTGAGGTGACGGCCGAAGTCGCAGTCAGGTCAGTGATGCGTTTGTCGAGCTTGGCGCGGTCCTGGGCGGTCGCAAGCTCCCCCTTGAGCGCGTTGTAGCGCTTGCAGGAGTTGCCGTAGGATTTGCCAGGATTGGCGCACCTGGCCGTATCAGCAAACCAAGGGCGCGTCTCGATGTTGGCCATGTCGGCGCTGATGGCAGCTGGATTGCGGCCTGGCTTCATGGCGCTGAGGTCGGCGCGGGCGCGCTCGAGTTCACCACGGACATCGGTATAGGTGTTGGTCTGGTGGCGGGCCTGGGTGAGGTCAGCCTGCCGAGATGCCGCTGTGAAGCCCAGGTGCGATAGCAGCTCGACGGCAACGGCGACGGAGAATAGCGCCACGCAGGCGATGCCCACGGACTTGCTGCCGGACTTGAACGCGGCGTTGGCGAACACGAGGCTGTAGCCGACGACGAAGCTGGCCAGCGCGAGGCCGATCGCGAGGCAAGCTTTGCCGATATAGCCCTCGCCCTGAGACCAGCCGAACGAAGCAGCAATGGCAGCAGCAAGGACCGTGGCGATGAAGCCGGCCCGCTTGGCGTGTGGGATAAGCTGCTCGATGGAGCCTGCATGCATGGGTGGTCTCCTGATGGTGCTGGACGCATTACCAGTCAGGGGAGGCGAGGTAGTTTGCGACGATGACGCCGATGATCAGAAAGACGAACCACTGAGCAAGGATGGCGGCGGTCATCCCCACTGCCTTGATCTTAGGCCACAATCTGCCAGTCGTCGGACAGCATGTCGGTTTGGCTCGCCACCCACCCCGGCAACATCGCCTGCCGGCCGCTGGCGTTGACCGTCCACATATCGATGTGCGGGAGTATTTCGCACTCGTCCTGACCAAGCGCGTCCTTGTACGGCGTGCCGTCGCGCAACTGCGCCTTGGGCGTTCCAGGCACGAGCACCAGCCACATGCCGCGACCGTTCCAGCCAGCGCGTGCGACCTTCTTCCCGTTCTTCAAGGCTTCGATTGCCTGTCCAAAATTCACGTGGCTCTCTCCAATTTATGGGACTGAATTGCATTCATGGCGGTCATGAGCGGTTCAGGTGCCCTGTCGTAGGGTGGGAATCGTGGTAAGCGTTGGGCGTTAGGTGGGTGGCGTAGCAGGGGCGGCCCAATGCTGGACCGCTTTCGTGCTGTGGGCGCAATTCTGGATATGGTGGCTCAACGGATATACCGGAGCCTGGGGCGCTACGCTGAGATAAGGCGCTCATCCAATGCGCTTTATGCCGACATTTTGCCGCAATGTCAACCGGGCCGCAGCTGGGTGTAGTGAATCGCTTGCGTGTGCCTCTTGCCGAGCATGTCATAGGCGATGATGCAGGACCGGCCGGAGGTCGAGACCACCTGAACCTCGATTTCACCCTTCGTTGCCGTGTCGCCGGCTTTGAAGGGGTTCACGTCGTCCTCGGCGCGGCGCTTTGGCTTCGTAAGGAACAGCCTGGCCACCTCGTCGATGCGGGCCGTGCCGACCTTGTGGCGAACGTGCTTCACGAACGCAGCGTGAAGCTCCCTGCCGGCAAAAACGTAGCCGGGCGCAGTCACCCGCTTGCGCTTGCCGGTGTCGTCGTAGGGGACGGCAGCAGGGATGCCCAGCTCCTGCAGTTCGCGAGCAGCCTTGTGCTCGAAATTGGATGCGGTGCGATAAACGACGGTGTGGCTCATGATCTCTCCCTTGGGGAGACGCGCACTGGGTAGGCTGGGTCAGTTCGGCGCTCCAATCATCTCCTCGATTTTTGCTATGGCCTGGGTTAGGGCAGTGTGAACGGCGTGAATGTCTCCGATGCTGTTCATCGCAAGCTCTCCGTGCTCGATGGCGATCAGAACCACTGCCGTCACCTCGTCCTCATCGATCGACGCTAGGTCACGCATCAGGCCGCGCATGGCGTCGTCGGCCGGCATGTATTGCGCGGTGGTGGTGGTCACTTCGCTGGCCTCCACTTCTTGCGCTTGCGCTTTGCAATCTCTGTCGCCGCTCCCATGGCCTTGCGCTTGGGCTTCACCTTCATCTTCCCGGCGGCGTCGGCTACGGTTTTGAAATCGCCGATGGGAATACCTGCCTTCTTCATCTTGCTCTCCAACAAATGGATGATCTGGAAGACTGGGGTCACGCTGCCCTCCTGAGCTTCCGAATGATGCGCTTGCGCTGGTCCTGAAACCGGCGCTTACCCTTGCGCCTGCGGGGCCGGTATGCCTTCAAGTTCGTCAGGCGCTGGCACAAGGCTAGGCGGTCGTCGATGGTCATGG